CTTAACCTTTTTCTACTATGAATCTGCCTCAATGAGGCTTCTACTTCTAAGTTTAACTTGTCTGATAAATTTAAGTTATCTTGTATTTTAGTTAAACTAAAATTAAGAGCGGCCTTAGTTCCTATGGGAGTTTTAGTATCCGTCTCTTTTGGGGTATTGCTTCCTGCAGGTCTCCCGTTCATCTGAGGACCTTTAGCGCCACCAATAATAGGCTCATAAAGTCCTTCGTTTCTCAGCTCTTTAAATTTACGCTGAGACTCAAGCGATTCTTCTTCAGTCGGGAAACGTCCAGATTCTATAGCTTGAACACCTTCTTCTGGAGTTAAAACACCTAGCTCAATAAGTCTACTATAAATTCTTGAGTAAACTGAAGTATCTCTCAAATCAACGTCTTCAAAATGAGCATTGGGGTAATTTTTGAAGCCCATCTCTTTTGATATACGTCTTATCTCAGGCATTAAGAAGTTCTCTAAAAATACCCTACGTGCTTGTTTTAAACGCTCCATGAATACCTGAACCTTAATACTAGTGTTAGCAAATTTCTCATCACTTAGTAAAATATTGTTAAGGCCCATTTGTATATCTTGATTAACAACTTCGTATTTTCGGGGATCTAAAATATTAGCAATATCAGGAACAACAAATTTAGCATCAGTAGTATAATCCGATATCAGGACACGACCAACAGACTCATTTTCAAATAGCTTCTGCATGGCCATAAGATTTCTTTGATTGACTCCACCATCTTGAGGCTTCGCTCCCATCGTCACTAACAAAATGGCTTGGTTGGTAGTACGAGCTACAGCCATATCCATTTGCTTCATTTCCTGCTTCCAGTTTATATCCTCTAGCACTGGATAACCCATTGGAACTGCAAACGGTTCATAATCTTGCTTTTTATAGAAAACAGCTATGAGTTTATCCGTGTCCAGCGGAATAGTCACCGCGCTCATGCCTACGCGTTTGGTATCATTTATTAAGTCCTTGGTTTGCTGAGGCAGGCTATCAAACACTTCTTGCTGCTCCTCTGTTTGAGGATACCTTAGAAGCTGCAGCTCGTAATCAGTCACAACTTTATAATAAACTCCTGTGCTAAAAGAAATACTTCCTTGAAGCTGTATGTCAGAAGGATTAAGGATAATATACTTAGAAGGTATTTTTAGCTCTTCAGCAGCTTGACTCAGGCCAAAAGTTTGGTTTATTTTAAATGCGTCAGACTTATCCATCTTTGCATCAAATCTGTGCATAAATACATTTCCTGACCTGTAATACTCTCTAAAGAATCTACTCTGAAGATCGTCAATATTTATCTTTTTAAATAGAGTATCAAAAAACTCCCTAGATTTTCTGCTCCCTCCTGTATAATAAAGATCGCTGATAGAGAATTCTGTCATTAGGTCTATAGTATTTCTGAATACAGAAAAATTGTAATAAGCCTTTTGACACAGAATAATTGTATCTCGAACATCAATATTAGAGTTGTTGCTGACCCCATGAGAGTATTTAAACGGAATCATACCGTTATCGATATTCCTGAATCTATCTGTCCGCGGGATATCGGCAGCAGCGTTTCTGCGTCGACCTGTCTGAGAGGCTTTTGCTTCATGCATTGCCATCAGTGGTTCCGCACCTTGTTCCGTTTTCTTCCTTACAGCCATAATTTACTTTAAATTTACACTTAACCTAGCATTCTGGGAGTAAAAGTGTGATTAATTTGTTCAACTTGAGTATTTTTAAGATCATTATAAGCCTTAACTGCCCAGTTTCCTAACATTAAAGTAGTGTAATTATCCTTTCTAGCACGGTTAGCGGAAGTGCTTCTTTTTAAATGCTGGGGAAGGTCAAAAGTCTGAACTCCTTTCGCTGTGGTTTTAACCTCAACTAACGCGCATTGTTTTCTGGTCTGATAAATTATGTCATCTTGGAACTCAATCAAGTCCCCCTTATTTTCATAAGGCATGAGCTTGACAGGAACAGCTTGGGCCGAAGCCTTGTCAAAGAAGCTGCCACAAGCGGCGGTTCGAGAAGCGAACCAAATCCTTTTATGATCTATGGAAGCCTGAAGATACTCATTAGCCTCGCGAAGAAAAGTACTTGAAAATAACTGCTTGAAACAAATAACGTTTTCTTTTACATTATACTGGCTTTTAGCCTTCATAAGCATTTGTTGGTAATCGTTTCCAGTCTTATCGCTATTAAAATCAAAAAACTTTAAGTTCATCTTAGCGTCTCTAAAGAGCTCTGACTCGTTTGCACTATCTATAAATTGATATCCAGCGTTATCTATAATTAATAACTCTATTTTAAAGCTGGTCATTAAGTAAAAAAGATATTTTATATGGTCTTTCAAGTCTCCGCCTGCTACGGCATAGGCATGAACTAATGTAGATTCATTGCCTTTTTCTTCATCCAGCTCCAAAACAGACATGGCAAAATAATCCGAACTTGGGCTGTTACTGAAACTCGGGTCGATAGCTAAAATATATTTTTTTTCAGGGTCTCCTTTTATTAAAGTATGTTGTTTCTCTCCATCTGGAATGGTGCAGTCATGCATTTTCTTTGCACTAAAATAACTATCACTGCCATCGGTAAACTGAGCGCAATACTCTCTTTGAAAAGAGGAATTTGATGAGCCTCCAGACTGTGCTTCCTCAATAACTGTGCTATCAATCATGTCTGAAGGAATAGAATCAAAAGCCATCTGAGATATAAAATAATTAGACTGTTGTATATCTTCAGAATAAATATTATTCATCCACTCTTTGTATGTTTTATACAGGTTCTCAAAGCTAAAACTAGCAGAAGATAAAGCTATCATCTTAGAGTTGTTCTGAAATTGAACCCTGTCCTCTTCTTTCATGTCACCTTTTTTGATTAGCTCATCCTCCATTTCTCGTATCTTAATGCGTTCAGCCATATCTTGAGGAGCAACCAAAAAGGGCATAAGCACTGTTTTGATAGTCTCCTCTGGCAGAAGTAAGAACTCGTCAAGGACTAGAATGTTAGCGCGAAAACCACGAATCTTTTCCCCGCTAAGGGGGATTGCTGTAATCGTGCCTTCATTTATTTTCCACTCAAACTGATCGTTACGTTTGGATTTAGCGCCAAAAGCATGAGCTAACATTTGCGCCTCTTTCGATTCGACTATTTTTTCCAAGTTATTGAATATAAATCTAGCGGTACGAAAGGTAGGTCCAGCAATTAGTATCTTAGTTCTAGGCTCAAAAATACATTGCAAGAAACAATATACAGCCGCGATAAAACTCTTACCACATCCACGTCCCCATACGCACATGCTAAAGTTACGATTGAAAAAAGCTTTTAGTGTTATCTCTTGATAAAGGGCGAGTTTGATCCCAGAAAGAAGCTCGGTGGTAAATCCCAAATTAGCCCGCATGAATTTAGCTAGAGTGACCTTAGCTTGTCGATCTGGAAGCTCTCCTTTTAGATCAAGTAACTCTTGATTTAAATTCGGTATAGGCTTTGAATATTTTTCTGGACAGTACCACATTATAATAATTTTAGATCATAAGCAAGCTGGAGGTCGTGCTTTTCTTTCAATACGTCTGATAATAAAAGTTTTTTTATGATCCGCACGCATTCTTTTCTACCATTAACGAAAAGAAACTGTATGTGAGGAAACTCTTGAATCAAATCTCTTACGTTATGAAAAATGAAATCAGGAGTGACTCTAGTATTTTTCTTGTAAACATAAGGGAGCCTGTTAAAAGCTAGACACTCATCGAGCTTTCTTTCTACTAATATCACCATGTAAGCATCTTCTTCTGCGGCTCTATTTATTTCATTCTTAAATCTTTCTAAGCCGGAACTTAAAGTACCTATCAAGTCGGGAACAGACTTCCTCTCAATATATGTGTTATGAGTTTTTTCTTTGTCGTTTAGACAGTAGTCGCCAAATTTAAGCCCTTTAATTTCAGTTGGGAAATCATTTATCTTTAATGGATTTTGCTCTCGAGAGTCTATATAAATTAAATGCTCATTTGAAAAAGTCTCTTCGTACTCTTTTTTAATAGGGATGTTTTTAAATTTATTCTTATAACCTATTTGTTCACAAAGCTTGTAATAGCTATCAAAAATAACTTCATAATAAGATATAGGAGGTATAGGAAGAGTCCTAAGCTCAACTTGGGTAGGAGTGTATTTTAAATTTTTTTCAATTTTTCTTTTTTCAAGTATATTTCTGCAATATTCCTGAGCTTTTTCTACAGGAATTCTTTTCAACCAGTTTTTCAAATTTCCCTTGCTGTTAAAATCGGAGGCGAAATACTGGTCTTTATTTTTAAATTTTATTAAATGCCCTGTATGTAGATCTTTCCTTGGATAATACTTATGATAATAGTCAGCGATAGATAATTTATGAGCCTTCAGATGAAGATGAAGACCTTTATCTTTTTCAAATTCTTTTCCACATTCTTGACACTTAACCATTTAAAACTTCTTCTTCGCTAATGCCCATGATACGCGATTTTATATCTTCCATAGAACTTAGTCTTTCAATCTCAGCAGATACATTTTTCTTCCGTATCTCGGCGATCTTTATCATTTTATTCCTAGACTCTTCATCTTTCCAAAGTTCTACGAGGTTTAGTATAGAGGCAGATTCTTGCAAAACCTTACTGAGTCTCTGGCTTCTTTTTTCTTTTAATTCGTTAAGAAGTTTAGTCTGTCTATTAACGCATTGATTGTATTCAGTTTGCGCTGTGTTGATCGCCTCCACCAAGCTCATAGCCATTCTACGACCTTCGGTATCTTCTGCGTTTTGATCTAATAGAGTTTGCAATCTTTCTACTCTCCTTTGGATGTTTGAGGCTATAACTACTTCTGCAGAAAGTACTATATACTGATCAACTTCCTCTTGAGAAAGATCGGACTTATCCCACGTATATCTAACAAAGCTGCTCTCAAATAATTCTCGATCCGTTTCGATTGCATAAGTGCTAATCTGATGCAAGAACCTGAACGTATGCATGTAAGCAATTAAAGTGTTCATGTTCTTTTTTATTTTGGGGCTTACTTTATCTTTATCTATACCGTTATGTACGTATTTATTAACCCTTACTATTGCCCTAGATTCTGATTTAGGGGGAGCGTATCCTCCCTCTACAGGAACTTCGTCATTAGTGTCCGAGTATTTAATTTGATTAGGAAGTTCGTTAATATATTCTGCGACTACCTTGTATCTTAAATCTAAAGCTGCTATTTTATTATCTTCGAAAATTAAACGCGCCATATCCATAGGTTTCATGGCGCTACAATTATTGTTTATAAATTCTTTTTGATCTTCTGTCAGCTCGACTTTTTCTTTTGGGTAATACTTGTGAGAGACTTTTGCGTTTAAACTCTTCTCAGCTAAAAACTTTTTTACCGCTCTTCCGTATTTAGATCTACCGTCTACCATCTCTTCTGGTATATCGGAGAATACAAGTTTTATTAGCTCCTTAATATAAGGGGGATCATCAGTCCTTTTATTCCACTCTTCTAAAATGGCCAACTGCTGGTCTTCATTAAGCTCTATATTTTTAGACTTCATATTATTTCAACCTCGCCGCTATGTATTATTTTTTTTACTTTTTGTATTATAGCCTTCTTGACGTTCTTGATTTGTTTGTACCCCGGAACTCTGTTTTTCTCATTAGTCTTATAACCCATTAGAGTGGCAGCTTTTTCCTCTGAAAGATTGTCTATATATAGAGCTTTGTATATTTTCCATTCCGCAGGTTTTAAAATTTCTTTCATTTTTATATTCAATTTATTCATGAGTGATATTATATCTATATCACTATATTCTGCTGAATTTATTTCATACTCATGATCATTTATAGATACTGGAAGTTTGGCATCATAAGCTTGCTTTCTAGTTCGTACCCAATTTGCAAATAATGGACAAGCTTCGGATTGTTTGCCGTAAATGTAACATAAATCCCCAGATTCAGCTGCCGCACATTTCAAACATGGGCGACAGTAATTCCCGTAATTGTTACGTATGAGATTTTTTATTTGGTTGGATATAATCCTATTTATCCAAGGATTAAGAGGTTTCTTAGGGTCATAGAGATGCCATTTTCTAAAAATATGAATTCTTAGAATTTGAGAGACATCGTCAAAATCCATCCAAGCAAGAGCAGTTAAGTTCCACTTAGACTTTCTTTTTCTTATTTCGACATCTATCTGTTCTATAAAGTCTTCAAACTGAGGTTTACGTTTGGGCATCGTTAGAGCGGGATGACCCAGCATCTCTTAGAAAATCTTGCGCGATAGTTTCTTTTGAATAGCTTGAGTCTACCTCCCTCTGATAGCCGTCATCTATACTGTTTGGATTTGACCCCGCAATATCTTCCAGTCTAGTCGGCCGTACCCTTCTCTCTCCTTGAATCTCGAAATCTAATTTACTCATATTTGTAGAAAAGTACTCCTCTTCTTCTTCCTCAATTTCTACTCTTGCGACATTAGGTACGGGTTTAAATACTTTCTTAGCTGGAGTTGTACTCGCCGTAGAAGTAAATGAACTACCGCAGCTAGCACAAAACTTCGGCTTATTCAAAGAATATTCAGTACCAGAACCGCAAGCTAGACAATACATTTTCATAAATATGATTACACAAAATATATTATTAAAAAATAAAGGTTTTTCAAAAAAAGTG